GGCTCTGGCAAACTGCGTAACTTTGTTGTGACTGCTGATGTGACTGTTGCCACTTCTGGTACTACTTCCGTTGTTGTCAGCCCTGCTGTCATCACTGGTGGTCAGTTCCAAAACGTTGTTGTGACTTCCACAAGCGCAACCGCTGTTGTGACTCCTTTCAACAACACTGGTACTGTCTCACCACAGAACATCGTTATGCACCGCAATGCTTACACGCTTTGTACCGCTGACCTTGAGCTGCCTGATGGGGTCGTGTTCGCTGGTCGTGCCTCTGACAAAGAGTTGGGACTTTCCATGCGTGTGATTCGCCAATATACAATTAACAACGACAGTATTCCTACTCGTGTTGATGTGTTGTATGGTTGGGCCCCTCTGTATCCTGAACTCGCTTGCCGAGTTGCAGCTTAATTAACTAAGAAAGGAAACGCATCATGGCTAATCCAGGCGCAGCAACCACAGTAAGTAACCACCCTAGTCAGTTGGCGACCAATCAGGCTTTACGCTTGATCGCCTCTGCACAAGGCGTCAACATGAACCTTGTTGCCGACACAATTGCACCAATCTTGGTGTCAGGCCGTGTCAGCGTACAAAGCATCATCGTGACCAACGCATCCATCAGCTTGGACACTGCTCAATTGGCGGTGTACACAGGCCCTGGCGCTACTGGCACAGCAGTTAAATCTGCTTATGCTTTGTCAGGTAACACTACAGCCGCTAAAGCTGTTGTGACTGCCGCAACTTCTACCGATGCCATTACAGGCACACCCCTTTACATTCGTAACACGACTGTTCAGGGCGCAGCGGCTACCGCTGATGTGTTCATCTATGGTTATGACCTGACTTTCTTGCCTTAAAATGGCTTGAAATAAGTGAAAGAGTCACCCTCAAAAGGGGTGGCTTTTTTTCTTTTAGAGCATATAATTTGTTGAACCTATTGAGGAATAAAAATGTCAACTGTGAACGCATTTACCCCCAGAGGGCAGACATATCTTGTTACGACATCTGATGTTCAAATCAAGACACAAGATAACGCCAACGCCATTTCTTATCGTGTCCGAAACTTATCAGTAAACACAGCGTATTTTGGCTATAAGCCCGCTGACCCTACTGGTGCGGCTGTTTCGGTTGGTACTGTTACAACTCCTACCGCAGGAAGCCCATCGCAAAACGTGATTGGAATGTTTCCTCAATCGGTTGAAGTGTTTACTTTGCCCCCAAATGTTTGGTTAAAGTCTGACACTGCCAATGCTTTTGAAGTTATTGCGGGTGTTGGTATATGATTAGGGGTTTTGGTATCAGAGCGTATCGTTTCATGTGCGTTCTTGGTATCGCCCATGAATTTGGTGTTCTTTTGCAAGAAGATGGATTTGCCATTTTGCAAGAAGATAACGGCAAAATTGTTTTGGAGTAATCTAAATGGCTGTTTTTCTTTCCCCGATGGGCGGTGTTGCGGCTCAATTTTTCAACAATGATGGCACAGTTTTGTCGGGCGGTAAGATTTACACTTATGCCGCAGGGACTACAACACCTTTAGCCACTTACACCACTAACGCAGGAACTATTGCTCGCACCAATCCAATTATTTTGGATTCTTCAGGCAGAGTGCCTGGTGGCGGTGAAATTTGGATTACTTCTGCGGGATATAAATTTGTTCTAAATGATTCAACAGACGCACTAATTGCAACTTTTGACAATATTTTTGGAATTGGTTCAACATCTGTTTTAAATTACACTGGTAATGGATCAACTACTATTTATTCAATTACAAGAAATGTTGTTGCTGTGTATATCAATGGTGTATATCAAAACAGAAATTCTTATTCTATTTCTGGCAGTTCATTGACGTTTACACAAGCGCCTCCTACTACCTCTTTAATTGAAATTCTGTACAACTGATAAGGAATCATCATGGCAGATAAAAAGATTTCAGCACTAACTAGTGCAACAACCCCGCTTGATGGCACAGAAATTTTACCAATTGTTCAGTCTTCAACGACTGTTAAAGTGGCAAATAATGATTTGCGCCCAAAACAAATTCAATCAAATGCAACAAGCGGTGTATTGCAAGTAGCTGGCCCTAGTGCGGCATCTACCAGAGTAATGACTACGCCTGATGCAAATTTTAATGCGGCAAGAATTGATGCGGCTCAATCGTTTACTGGAGATCAAACTTTATCTACTGGTAATATAATTCAAGGCACAGCAGCCAAGGGCATAAACTTTACTGCTAATAGCCCAGCATCGGGTATGACAACCCAATTGTTAAATTGGTATGAAGAAGGTACTTGGACACCAACACAAGGAAGTGGATTAACTGTTGTTGGGACATTTAGCTCAAGCGGAAATTACATAAGAGTTGGCAAATTAGTTTATTTAAATGGTTTTGTATCTGGCTCTACGTCAGTAGCATTTGCCAGCGGTGGCGCACAAATTTGCGGAGGTCTTCCATTTACAGTGTCTGGAACAGGTGCTCTGCAAGTTGGAAACGGAATTAACTCAGCCAACACAGTAACAGCCTCATGCTTTGCAAATGGTACTAGCGTAAATTCTGGCGCTTCATTTGCCGCAAATGCACGATACGATTTTTCAGTCTGTTACAGAATTTAAGGATATATCATGGCTTTGACCAAAGCATCCTATTCCATGATCAATGGCGCATCTTTGAATGTGCTTGATTATGGCGCTGTCGCTGATGGAACATGGAACAAAACGACAGGCGTTGTTGGGGGAACAGATAACCAAACTTTTTTTCAAAACGCAATTAATGATGCTGTTAGCAAAAAAATTGGTACAGTTATAGTTCCAAGCGGTGTTTACAAACTTGCAAGCAAAATAACAATCCCCGCCAGTGTGTCTTTAGTGGGTCAAGGCACAATGAAACTTGGCTATTTTTACGATGGTGATTATGTAGCTGGTTCAATTTTAATGATTAATGGTGCAGCAGGACAAGACTGCATCCAGTTTGTTGAAAACACAACTTATTCTGGCCTTCACAATTTATCTGTTTACAACTACAGTACAAACGCCATTCGATCTGTTGTTTCTGTTGTTGGTGTTCTTTATCCTTATTTAAGCAATGTCAGCATCGGTTGTTTAAAAAGATGCGGTGGTGCTGGCCTTTATTTAAGTCAATCTGCAACTGGTCTTGGATTTGAAACCCTTTGGGGTGAGTTCCACAACATTACAGTTGCGTCAGATGGATTGTTTAACAATTATGGATTGCAATTAGCTGGACAACTTTTAGCTAATAATTTTGTTGGCGGTGATTATCAAGGTGGTTGGGCGGCTCTTTATCAAACTGGAACTTGTAATTCTCACACGTTTACAGGCGTAAAATTTGAATCAAATTGGACAGGCAGTGACACAGGCTTTGTTCCTTATTATGTAACGCAAGGTTTATTTGGCGGTGCTGGTTATCCTGCTTATGCTTATCCAGTTGTCGGATTGTTTGGTAGTTGTTCATCAATTTTATTTAGCGGTTGTTATATTGAACGAACACCAAGTGTTATTTCAACATACAACGATGGAACGCATGGCGTATTAAATTTATGGCCTGTTTTTTGGAACGCTTCTAGCGCAAGCTATACCACATTAACAAATATGTCGTGGAATGGCGTTTATATTCTGGATGAAGGAACTGGAACAGTTATAGATCAAACAACGGCTGGTCTAAGACACGCTTCAAGAAAAAAACCTTATGTTTCAGCAAAACCAACTGGAGCTGCACAATCAATTGCCACAGCAACATACACCAATGTTGTTTTTAATCAGACAAATCCAGATACGGATGAGTTGTATTGGGATACAACTACTGGAAGGCTTAAAGTTACTAACAATGGGCTATATCTAATTAATGTTTCTGTTGAAATTACGCCTTGGTATGCTGTTGGTCAATATATGCAAGCTAAATTGTTAAATGTTCGCACAACAGGCAGTTTATTAGATTACAGCAGTCCAACAGTAGGTGCAGCGGGCGAAGGGCAAATGGTTGTAAATTTTAGTTTTGTATCAGAATTACAAGTTGGCGATAACCCGTATGTGCAAGTTTATCAAAATTCAGGTGGCAATTTAAATATTATTGCGGCTGGAACATTTATTAAAGTTGTCAAACTGAATTAAGGAGAAATTTAAATGGCTTTGAAAAAATTGCAAACTGTCAACGTAAAGTTGGTGGGTGATATTCAAATTGATTGCTATATTAAAGTTATTCAAGTGTCGGGCGACAAGAATAATTTGGTGGCAAAAATTGCAGCAACAAAATCGTCAGGTTCTGGCGAATTTGTGTGGCAAAAAGAATATGAATTTGTGCCTAGTATGAGCGCAGGAAATTTTATTGCTCAAGCCTATGAATATCTCAAAACTCTGCCAGAATTTTCTAGCGCAACTGACTGTTAAAAGGAAAAATCATGGAATACAAATGGACAGTTAACAATGTACAAGTTGCTGAAGACAATTTAATTGTCAAGGTTGATTTAACAGTCACAGGCACTGATGGTAACAACTTTGCATCTGCTGCTTATAGTCGTAATCTAACTCGTGGTGATAACTTTATTCCTTACGAACAATTGACTGAACAGCAAGTTCTTGATTGGTGCTTTGGCCCTGAAATAATTACTTGGACTGACCGAAATGATGTTAATCAATCAGTTACCAAGTATCTTAAAGATGAAGGCGAAGCACAAATTGCTGATCAGATTGCTCGCCAATTAGCAAAAAAAGCTGCTGAACCCGCATTGCCTTGGTTAGTTTAAGGATAGAAAATGACACAGCCGATTGACATTATCACCAGAGCCATGAAGGACATTGGCGCTATTGCCGCTGGTGAAGTGCCAACGGCTGATGAGGCGCAAGATGGCTTGGATATGCTCAATGATATGCTTGCACAATGGTCAAATGAAAACATGATGGTGTTCTATCGTTCGGAAATTATTTTCAAAACGACACAAAATCAAGTTCAATACACCATTGGCCCAAGCGGACAAATGGGTGCAACCTTTACAGGATCAATTTCGGGGACAACTTTAACTGTTCCTGCTAATGGGGTGACTGCGGGCGGCATCAATATTGGCATGACTTTGAGTGGCACAGGCATAATCTCAGGCACTCGGATTGTGGCATTTAAAACAGGCGCTGGTGGCGATGTCAACGAGGGCGGCACATACACTGTATCCCCAAGTCAAACTGCCTCTAGCACAACGATTACAGCTTATTATGAACGCCCTCTTACGATTGAATCGGGCTTTGTTCGTGTTGCTACTATGCAAGGCGGATCAAACATTGCGGGTGGTTACTTAGACTATCCTCTGACGATATTTAGCCTTGAAGAATACGAATCAATTGGTATTAAACAGTTAAACGGCCCTTGGGCTAAAGGCATTTACTACCAACCCTCAGAATTGTTGGGTACGATTTATGTTTATCCTAATCCATCTCAGGGTGAGTTGCACTTGTTTACTCAGACAATCTTTAGGGAATTTAACAGTTTGAACGACACCATTCAATTGCCACAAGGTTATAACATGGCTTTGAGATGGTGTTTAGCTGAAAGACTTTTGCCGATGTTTGGCAAAGTTAATCAGATTCAAATTGGCATGATTAACGCTTATGCTGCACAAGGCAAAGCTACTATCAAACGCACCAACATGAAGCCTGTACAGATTGCTCGATACCCTGAAAGCCTGATGGTTGGCAGAGCTAAAGACGCTGGCTTTATCATGGATGGAGGCTTTAGATAATGGCAGACTTTGGCTTTGTTGGCACATCGTACACTGCCCCCTCGATTTATCAGGATGATCAGGAATGTATTAATTTCTTTGCTGAAATTGATCCTACCAAACAGCCTGGTGAACGGGGAATTGTTGCGCTGTACCCAACGCCAGGTCTATTGTTTCAAACTCAATTAGCCAATGCTGAAGTTCGTGGCCTCCACACAATGTCGGGTGAAAAAATCCTTATTGCAGTGGCGGGTAATATTGTTTACAAAGTTACCACTGCAATGGCTGCCACTCAAATTGGCACTTTAACCACATCTTCAGGTCAAGTATCCATTTCTGACAACATTACCAATGCAGATGGATTAATTGCATACATTGTGGATGGAGTGAATCGTTACACATGGGTTGAAGCGACAAACACATTTACAACTTTGCCAAGTTCAGATGGCCCGTGGCAAGGTGCTAATGTGGTGGATGTGATTGATAACTACAACATCTACAACGAGCCAAACAGCCAAAATTGGGCTTGTACTGATCTAGGCTCACAATACTCTACTCAGGCTCTCTACGGCAGTTCTGATGGTTCTTCTGACCTTTTAGTAACGCTGATAGCTGACCGCAGACAAGTATATTTGTTGGGCGAGACAACCACCGAAGTTTGGAACGATGTCGGAAATGTGATTGCGGGTATAACGACTTTCCCCTTTCAACGAGTGCCTGGCACGTTCAGCCAAAATGGTATTGGTGCAAGATTTTCACTTGCAAGGTTTGCCGACTCTTTTGTTTGTGTTTGTAAGGACACAAGAGGTGACTCTACGATTGAGATGATGCAAGGATATGCTTGGGTAAAGATTTCAACTCATGCTGTTGAGCAATCTTTGACAAATGAAATCACATACGATGCTTTTGCCTACACTTACCAGATTGAAGGCCATGAGATGTATGTTTGCACTTTTCCCTCAATTGGGGATGGTTTGACATGGGTTTATGATGGTTCTACAAAATCATGGCACAAATGGCTTTATTGGGACTCAGACAACGCTGTTTATACCCGCCATCGGTCTAACTGCGGTGCTTACTTCAATAATATGTATATTGTCGGAGACTACCAAAACGGCAAACTTTATAGTATTGAAAACGCTGTTTATACCGATGATGGCGCAATGATTAGGCGTTTGCGTAGAGCAAAACACCTGACTACTGACTTACAAAGACAGTATTTTGAGGAGTTTCAAATCCAATTTCAGCCTGGTGTTGGTTTAAATGATGGTCAAGGCCAAGACCCTCAAGCCATGCTTAGATGGTCTAATGATGGCGGCTCAACATTCTCAAACGAACATTGGGTAACTATCGGCAAAATTGGTAACTATCTCAACCGAGCCATTTGGAGGCGTTTGGGATGGTCTAGGGACAGAATCTTTGAAGTTGTGATTACTGATCCCATCAAAGCGGTAATTGTTTCTGCCAATTTAAAATCAAGCGCAGGGGATAATTGATGGCTACGGCAAAACCAAATGCCAACATCAACATCCCATATTCACAATTTTTGGATGACAATACGGGTCGCCCCTCTCAGGCGTGGTTGCAATGGCTGATGAATCCATCAATCATTTCATTAAATGTTGGAAGTGCCATAGCTGTTACTTCAGGTGGAACTGGCATTACAACTATTCCCACAAATGGTCAATTACTTATTGGTAATGGAACAGGATACACTTTAAACACGTTGGGATTTGGTGCGGGCATATCGGTCACAAATGGTTCGGGAACTATTACAGTTGCTAATACTGGCGTTTTGTCAAACATAGCAGGAACTGGCATATCAGTATCTTCTGCTACTGGTAATGTAACTGTTACTAATACTGGCGTTCTTAGTTTTTCTGCGGGAACTACAGGGTTAACCCCAAACACTGCAACAACTGGTGCGGTTTCGTTGGCGGGAACTTTGATTGCCGTAAATGGCGGCACAGGGTTTTCTTCTTACGCTGTTGGTGATTTGCTTTATGCCAATACCACAACGACTTTGGCTAAATTGCCTGATGTTGTAACTGGTAATGCTTTAATTTCTGGTGGAGTAAATACTGCGCCATCTTGGGGAAAAATTGGTTTAACAACTCATGTTTCTGGTTTGTTGCCTGTTGCAAATGGTGGCACTGGAGTTGCCACAGCCACGGCAAACACAATCTTTGCTGGCCCAACTACGGGAGCTGCCGCAGCCCCATCATTTAGGGCATTGGTCGTTGCCGATATACCCGCATTGACTACAGGATCATCAATCCTATATGGAAATGGCACGGGCGGTTTTAGCAACGTGACGATAGGATCAGGCATTTCATTTGCGGGTGGCACTTTATCGGCTTCTGGTTCTGGCGGCACAGTGACATCTGTAACTGGTACAGCCCCCGTAGTTTCTAGCGGAGGCACAACCCCAGCCATTTCTATGGCTGCGGCTACCACATCTGTTAATGGTTACTTGACATCTACCGATTGGAATACGTTTAATAATAAGCAACCAGCGGGTTCTTATTTAACTGCTGTCACTGCTGACGCACCATTGTCAGGTTCAGGAACATCTGGAAGTCATTTAGTTATTTCTCAAGCTACAACTAGCACAAACGGATATTTGTCTTCTACTGATTGGAATACATTTAATGGCAAGCAAGCAGCGGGAACATACGTCACATCTGTAACAGGTACTGCTCCAGTTGTTTCTTCAGGTGGAACAACTCCTGCCATTAGCATGGCTGCGGCTACTTCTAGCGTTAATGGATATTTGAGTTCAACTGATTGGTCAACTTTTAATAATAAACAAGCTGTTTCTGCGCCAGTTACTAAGACTGCTGATTTCTCGGTTGCCGCTACTGATTTGTGGCTGATAAACAATAAGTCGGGTTCAACTTGCACAGTTACTTTACCTACCGCATCAAGCTACACTGGCAGAGTTTTACATTTTCAGAATTATCAAAGTCAAACTTTGGTGTCAGCCTCAAGTAATGTTGTGCCAATTGCGGGCGGTTCTGCGGGTACATCTATTCTTGTTGCAAGTTCAGGTGATCAAGCGACTTTGGTGTCCGATGGGACTAATTGGCTGATGACTCAGTACATTCCGAATAATATTCTTTTGTTGGAAACATAATGAACGATTTAGAATTGCCATCTTATGTTTCCCGTGAGCAAGTCGAAAGACTTCAGGGCGAAATGTTATCTATGCCACAGGCTGAATTGGCGACTCAGCATTGTTTTAGCCCAGGTATGTATATGCGAAAGGTATTTCGACCAGCTGGCACTTTAATTGTGGGTAAAGTTCATAAAGAACCCCACTTCTTTTTATGTGCAAAAGGCGAGATAATAGCGTGGACTGAAAACGGAATGAAAAGACTTCAGGCTGGGGATGTTGTGGAATCCAAGCCTGGTACTAAACGGGTAACTCTGGCTGTGACAGATGCAATTGGCATCACCATTCATAGAACTGATAAAACCGATCTTGATGACATTGAGGCTGATTTGATCGAGCCAGATTTAACCGCACTTTTTGATGCCAATAATGACATTAAAAAATTAAAGATTGAAGGGGAATAATATGACTTGGGTAGCAGCTGCAATAGGAGGAAGCGCACTTCTTGGACTTTTTGGTGCTAATAAGCAAGCCAAGGCTGCTACGAGCGCCTCCCAAATGCAATATCAATCAACTCAGGATGCTGCCAAACAACAGCGTGAGATGTTTGACATTCTTAATAAACAACAAGAACCTTATCGTGAATCTGGATATGGTGCGCTGACAAATATCAATCAAATGTTGCCGTATTTTACGCAACAACAACCAACATATAAACCATTTACAGCAGAAGATTTAAAAACAAATCTTGCGCCTAATTATGAGTTTATGAAAAACCAAGGTCTTGGCGCTACGGGTCAGGCCATGAATGTTGGTGGTGGTGGAAGCAATGTTAATTTAGCAAGAACTAAATTTGCAGAAGATTATGCATCTAATGCTTATCAAAATGCAGTAAACAACTATATGCAACAACAAGCCCAAGGTTTTAACCAAGGGCAAACCCAACAAACTAACATTTACAATCGTTTGGCATCACTTGCGGGTATTGGTCAAGCAGCACAAAATCAAGCACAAAGTCTTGGAACATCAACAGCCGCAAACATTGGTCAACTTGGTATTGGTGGCGCATCTGCTTTGGGTGCGGGTCAGATTGGTGCAGCTAATGCTATGGCTGGCGCTTATGGAAACATTGGAAATGCCGCAACATTAGCTAGTTTATTGACACCACAATCATCAGTGCCAACTGGTTATGGAACAACTGTTCCAACTCCTTACACAGCAAATATTGGTTAAAGGATTATCATGGCAGATTTCAATATAACGCCAGTAGCGGGGCAAATTAAACCTGTTCAAGGCGCATCCCTTGCTGACATGATTAGTCTTGCCCGTGGCGCACAGGCTTACCAACAAGCCCAACAAATCAATCCGATTGAGTTGCAAACAGCGCAACAGCAATTGTCCAGACTTCAGCAATTAACTCCTGAAGAAGTTACTAGAGCAAAAGCCGAAGCTAATGTCGCTAAAGGTACAGAAGCGCCAAGAATTACAAGCTCAGAACAAGCAGCACAAACCGCTACTGTTGGTACAGAATCGGCAAAATTGGATTTTGCTACTAAACAAGTCAATGCTGTTGCGGGTCGTTTAACAAGCCTGATAAATAATCCTTTGATTATTACTGCCGAGCAAAATCCTAAAGCGGTTGATGCCACTCAATTAACAAATGTTGTTAGAAAGTATGGCGAAGAACAAGCGGCTGCTATGGGCATCCCTAAAGATAAAGCAGATCAGCTGTTGCAACCTTATTTAGAGCAAGCAACTACAAATCCTGCAAATATTCGTCAGTTTTTAAAAGACAAGTTATTAAGCACTTTGGATCAAGGTTCACGACTCACCGCAATGCAGCCAAGTGGTCAAGGTGTCAATACGGGTGCGGGTGGATATACAGTTCAAACAGGACAGTTTGGCCCTTATGCGCCTGGTCAAGTATTGCCTGGAACTGCATTTGAACAACAAATTCCTCCAACACAACAAGTTATTACCCCAACAGGTCAAACTCAATTGGTTGGCCCAATGTCTCAGCGTGGCAATCAGCCTATGGTTACGGGTCTTGGCCCTGCTCAAACATCACTTTTGGGCGCTGGTGCTACAACTATGGCGACAGATTTGTCAGCAACAATTAAAGATGCGGCAGATGCACCTAGTCGTGTTGCAATCTTCCAAAACATTAAGAAGTTTGCTCCTGACTCCTTTACAGGTGTTGGCGGTCAGCGTAAAGAATTGGCTGCGGGTATTCTTAACGCCATCGGCATCCCTGCTTATGAAGCCGAAAAGGTCAGCACTGAAGAACTGGCAAAGAATTCTGCTTTGTTGGCCTTGGCGGGTGGCAATACGGATGCGGCAAGGGCTTTGGCTGAAGTTGCCACTCCTAATAAAAAGCTAAACGAGAAAGCCATTCTTGCTATTGCTGATCAAATGATTGGCATTGAGAACATGAAAGTTGCAAAGGCTAATTATTTAACCCCTGCACAGAATGATTCAACCCAATACGGACAACGAAAGTTGCAGTTTGATCAGATTGCAGACCCTCGCATTTTCCAAGAGATGACTGCCCAAGATGTTGCCAAATTAAAGGCTTCCATGTCTGCGGCAGAACAGGCAGAATTGACCCGTAAGATTCGTTTAGCACGACAAATGGGGATTATTAAATAATGGCAACACTTGCTGAACTGTGGGATACGGAAGCCCCTGCGCCAGTTAAAAGCGCCAAAGTTCCATCTCAAGATCAGGCCATGCGTGACAAAAGCCGAATGGATATTCTCCAATCGGAAATGACCAAAGCGCAAGACAGACTTTCAAAAGGCGATCCTAGAGCGCAAAGAGATATTGAGGCTTTGACCCGTGAGATGGGCGGCAAGGTTGCGCCAACCGCAACACCAATGGCTGCGCCCGCAACTGGTGGCACATTGGCTGATCTATGGGAGTCAACCCCTGCGGCTAATGAGCCTGGCGCACCTAAAGACCAAACGCCAAAAGTCAGAAGTCTTGTGGGTAAGATTTTGGGAACTGGTTTGGAAATGCGTCAGCAAGTGCCAGGCTTCTTAGCTTCTGCCGCTGATGTAGTGGCAAGCGCCCCCTCTGCTATTGCAAGCACAATTGGTTATGGTGCGGGTCGTTTGTTTGGCCTATCCCCTGAACAAGCCACAGAAGCCTCACAAAAGGTTGGTGGTGCTGTTGCCGAGCCTGTAGGCCGCATGACGGGATTGTCTAAGACTGAGGGTTATCGTCAAGCCTTGCCAACTCAAGTGATGGAATATATTGGCAAAAATATTGGCGAGGGCGCACAAGCAATTTCTCAGAAATTTGGTGTTCCTGTTGCTGACGTTGAGAACGCAATTAATGCCGCAATGATGGCGGGTGGTGCGGTTGCACCTAAAGTGGTTAGAAGTTTTAAGGCCGCCTCTGCTGAACTTAATGCCCCATCTGCTGCCGTTCCATCTGCTGTCGCCCCGACTGCAAAGCCTGGTATGGTGAGTGCGGGTGCTGCCGTAGTTCCTGATGTCACCACTATTAACCAAGCCTTATCTGTTTCGACTCCAGAGTTGCGTCAAGCCATTTCCTCAATTCCTGTCAATGAAGTAAATTTACCAACTTTGCAAAGACACATTGAGGCTGATACCTTGCCTGTGCCTGTACGTTTAACAGAAGGCCAAGCCACTGGTGATGTGGTCAAGTTGTCCAACGAGCAGAATAGGCGTGGCAAAGACCCCGTGTTGGCACAACGATTTAATGAGCAAAATGGTCAGTTGGTTGAGAATCTTGGTTTGATTCGAGACAAAGCCGCCCCTGATGTTTATGGCACTAAGAAAATTGAAAACAGCCAAGGAATTATTGATGCTTATAAAGAATTGGATACCAATTTAAATAAGGGAATCACGGCAGACTATCAGGCTTTGCGTGATGCCGCTGGTGGTCAGTTTCCTGTTGACGCACCCAAATTGTTGCAAAATATTGAAGGCAAATTGAAAAAAGAATTGTTGTCCAATGAAGCGCCAGCGGGTCAATTCAAAGAACTTCAACGCTTGGCTGAAAACAATTCCATGACGTTTGAAGATTATTTGTCTTTACGAAGAAACCTTGGTGATGTTGCAAGAACTAGCCAAGACGGAAGTGTTCGCAAAGCCGCTAGTTACATGATTGAAGAATTGGAAAAGTTGCCACTTCAAAAAGAAGCCGCTGCACTCAAACCTTTAGCTGACAAAGCTAGAGCATCTGCTAGATCAAGATTCCAAATGCTTGAAAAAGACCCCGCATATAAAGCGGCTGTAGATGATGCTGTTCCCGCAGACAAATTTATTGATAAGTTTGTTGTTAATGGCGTGAACAAAAACATCAATACAATGGTTGAAAATTTAGGCAGAGACTCAGCCGCCCATCAGCACATGGCTGCGGGAACTGTCAACTGGCTTACAGACAAAGCTGGTATTGTTGACGGAAATGGAAACTTTAGCCAAGCCGCTTATAACAAAGCTCTTAAAAAGTTAGACGATGTTCAAAACTTGAACGCTATTTTTAATCAAGAAGCCGCATCACAACTCAAGACCTTGGGTAATGTGGCACGATATACCCAAGCACAGCCCCGTGGAGCGTTTGTAAACAACTCCAACACATTAGTGGGTTCACTTGCTGAAAAAGCAGGTAGGGGCGTTTCTATGGGCGTTGAAAAGGGTTTGAATGTAGCTGTGCCAGGCTTGCAACTCGGAACAACAGTAATGGAAATGAGAGCTAGACGAGCCGCAGAAGCTGAAACCCGTAAAGCACTTGAAACGGGTGCTGGCACAAGACAATCTGGTCAAAACAAAATTCAAGATTTGGGAAAATAATGTCTGATATTGATTTAGTCCAATATGGTGTTCTCAAGCAAAAAGTTGACTCAATGGAGGCCAAGATTGACAAGATGGAAGGTCAATTAGACACTTTGATTGAGTTGGCTAACAGAGGCCGTGGAGGGTTCTGGATGGGCATGGTATTTGTGTCGGCAATTTCTACCTTTGTCGGCTACATAACTCATTACTGGTCTAAATGAAATGGTTTTGGCTATTTCTTATTTGCTTGGTATTTTGGGCGAGTGCAAAAGCGCCTTGCACAGTTACAGACTTTTACGCTCTGAGTTGGCTGGGAAACCCGCTGGAGAGGCATCAAAGATTGTCGGAGTGGCTCACCGCAAATGGTGATAACTGTTC